TAGTGTTACGCCCTGGGCTTCTGTGAAGTTCGCCCAAAAATTCATACTAAAATGAAGTGTACGGTTTTTACCGCCTAGTTTTAAAGTGTAGTACCCCCTTTTTCTGTTTGCCATATTAAAAAAAATTAGCCCTAGTTCCTTACGCTAGGGCTGTTAATTTGTTACTAGTTAGTAGCTGCTGTAATAGTACCAGTAATAGTAATAGAACCACTATAAGTTACTGGGCTTTCCATTTCAGCGCTAACTTCTAAGCTGCTTAAAAAACCAGCACCGCTATATAGTTGGTCGCCTGTAGCGGCTGTTCCAAACTCAAAATATAGTTTTGTACGTGCTAGTAAAAAGTCTGCTAATTCAGCAGCGTTTTGACTGTCTGTATAGTCTACTAAGCCTTCGAACGAAATCTCGCCGCTTCTTACACCACTTATTACCTCCTGGAAGCCGTTGGAATCTTTAGTGGTGGCTTCTGGTAAATCATTAGACAAAGATATAGTACAGCTTGTAGTGTGTCCTATATTCGCTTCTGCACCGTCTGTAGACGATACTTTTAGTAGTAAATCTGTTCCGTTAAATACTGTACTAGCCATAAGTCGTTTTATTTTCTACAAATATACGTAATATTTTTTTTAATTTATTTCTATAATATTAGTTAGTTCTAGTTCTAAACTATAAGTAGTTACGCCTTCTGCTGGACCTACTTGTTCTACAGAAGTTACGAAGCCATTACCGTTAACTATAAAATTTTCATTTATAGACTGCATATAAAATTCTACTTTTTCGCGTGTAATTAGTAAATCTACATAGTCGGCATAGCTTAAACTGTCTGTATAATCTACTAGACCTTCTACGCTTATAGAACCGTTTTTAACGCCTGGTAATACTTCTCTAAAACCTTGGCTTTCTTTGTTAGTGCTTTCTGGCATATCTACATTTAGACTTACGCTTACATTGGTACTGTGTCCTAGTGGTAGTTTAGCGTCTTCGAACGCATCACGTATACAGTTAATAGCTTCTAATATACCGCCGTCGCGTTTTACGCGTTCACTAAATAGCGCTACTTTAGGATCAATATCGCTTTTATAAAGTAAAAAGTTAGTACCATTTATAGCAGCCATATTTTTTTATATATAGTCAAAACCAAAAAAGGTGTGTACGCCGTTATCCTCTATTACTATTTCATTAGCTACCCAGTCTTCTGGCTGTTCTTCTAGTCCAGACCATAGCACGTCTACTGAATACTTATCGCTACTAACTCCTTCTGTTACTATTTCGCCTTGTTCATCAAATGTAGGCTGTTCAATCCACAAATAACCTAGATGTACGATAGTATGTCCACCGTCTAAATAACTTTGTTCTGTTAAATTATCAGTTGTATGTGGTAAAGCATCTATTTTTTGGTTTGCTTGTTCTCTTGAATTAAACTCGTATTTCTTAAATAATTCCATTAGCTTGTTAGTGTTTGTAGTTCGCTGTCTGATAGTGCTTCGTTGAATACCATCGCTTGGTTTATTTTGCCTTCCATAAACCCTGTTGTTCCATTGAAATTAGCAAAATCTAATCTTGATAAACCAACAGGGGTGTTACCGCTTGGGTCTGAAAATACTTGTGTACCGTTTATATACGCTTTAAAATCGTTCTGCTTATATCTAAAAGCTATTTTATTCCGTTGATTAAAAGTGTAGGATATTGTATATATACTATCTACTTGCGTTGTTCCGCTTGCTACAAAAAAACGTATTTTTCTATAATGTATGCTATCTGTACCGTAAAACAAAAAAGTTATTCTATTACTAGAAAATCCATTACTTAAAGTTAATTCTGTACCGCCTGCTACATCAAAGTTTTCCAAATCAACAAACAAAGTACCCTCTGTGTCGTTAAATAAATTACTGCTACCTGCATTTAAACATTTATCTACTGTTCTTGTAACCGCTGCTGTTGTTGTGGGAATGTAGCTTGTTGGGTAGCTTGCTTTTTCTAATTGACTACCCCATACTAAAAAATCTGTTGCAGTTTCAGCTTGTGAAGAACCGCCAACTGAACTTCTTGCTTTGCCAAAAGCAAACTGTATATTTGTAGATGTATTTGCGCCTGATATTGTATGCTCAACAACTACCCTTTCCCAATCAGCAGTAAGAGTATAATTATATACTGTCTTATAAACTGTATTGCTAAAGTCATACATATAAATATCTACTTTTTTACCTACTTGGCTACTATCGTATGCTTTTAAATATAAACTTTGTTGCAATTTACTTCCTACTGTTGCGCCTGTATTTATTCCGTCCCTTTTAACAACTGCCCAGTTGTTATTTGAAGGCGCGGTTAAATCTACTTTGTCAGCTGTTTGTGTGCCGTCTGGTGCTATTGCAGCGTTTGCAGTTACTGTTGGGTTTGGCGTACTGTCGCTTGTTGCTTTTGTCCAATAAGAATTATTAAACTGTTCGCTATACGCTGTATAGTTTTGCCTCGAAGGTTCTAAAAGTAAACTAGGGCAGCTAGCTGGTGTACCGTTAGTTAAATCGTAGTTTAACCTTCCTATATTAGTACCCATAGTTTCTACTAGTCCAGCTTTGTTTATTCTAGTGGCGTTACCAATTCTAGTAAAGGTAAAATCGCCGTCGCCGTCTGTAGGTAAAGCGCTATATATTTTGCTAGTCTTATATGCTGCTGGTATAAGTGCCAGGCTTGCAGTGTCTTTTAAACCCATTTATAGTAATTTTTACAAATTTACAAAAAATTCTAACGGCGCTTACCTTGACCGCGTCTAGCTTTTTTATAGCCCTTTTGCCCTGGGCTTGCGTTCTTACTATGCTTTCCTGGGCGCTTCTTTTTGCCGTTGCCCCTAAATATAAACTGCGGTAGTTTAGCCATTACTTAGTTTTGTCTTTTAGTTTTTCGTATGTACGAAGTCCACCTAGCCCTAACATTCCTAGTAGTATTGTTATTAAGTGGTCCATTTGTAAAGCTGGCGGTATTTGTTCTGGGCAAACCCAGGCTATAATATCACGTAGAATAAAGTTATATAATAAAGCTACACCACAAACCCAGCCTATAAACGGACGCCAGCCAGCTACAAATATACTGCGGTGCTGGGCTTCTATTTTGTTTACTTCGTTCTGTACCTTTATTAGTTCTAGCGCTTTTGCTGGGTCTATTTCTTTGCCCTTTATAGCTTCGCGTAGGTCTTTAGCAAAACTACCTAGGGCGCTATCGCCGCCGCTATTAAGTCCTAAAAGTTTAGCTAGTAGTTTCTTCATTAGTATACCCAGTTTACATTAGACGTCTTACTATCATCTATGTCAATATGTACAAAACCTTTGCCAGTTCCTATACGCTTAATTCCTAATAGCATAGCTATACGTATTATTTCGTAGCGTTGGTTACTGTTTTCTATTCCTATATCTACAGCTAAGCCTTTTAGGTGGCTGCTGTTTTCCTTACCGCCTACATAACTATTATGTTCTTTAGTTCTGTAGCCGCTTGTAATAGCTATAGGTTTACCGTAAATAGCGCGTATTTCGTCTAGTAATTCTAGTAGGTCCTGGTGCATATTTACACCGCTGCCTGGTTCGTCTGGGCTGTCGAATTCGGCTATAGTAAAGTACTTCATTTATTTCTTATTACGCTTGTACAGTTCGTGCCATTTATAAACGGTGTAGCCTATAGTGGTTAGTAAAAGTGCGATTTTTAAAAGCAGTTCTAGTTCTGTTAATGATAACGCAAAAGCGCCTATATTCATAGCGTAAAGTTTAAAGTCTTGTACTTCCATAGTGCAAAAATAATTAAATTAAATAACATATTATTTTACCGTGGCTACAGCTTACGTTGTCAAAGTGTCCTACAATATCGCAAGCCGCCTCTACGTTTGTTATTGTTATTGAAGTGTCGCCGCCTGTTGTATTGTTATCTGCGGTAAACGAAGAATTTTTTAAAGGCCGTATAGTGTGGTAGTATTCGCCAGCTGGTGTACTGTCGCCAGTTTCTAAAACCCTACAGCCAAACTGTCCTAGGTTTGCCTTTTGCCATATATGATTAAATCTTAATTCGTTAGCCATAGTTATTTATTTTAAAGTTGTTCTATTTTATTACTAAGTTCTATAATAGTCCTAAAGTAAGTATAGTCGTCGCCGTCTTCTGTTAGGTAGTTAATACCAGCTACAGTACTAGTAAAGGCGCTTAGGTTATCGCTACTTAGGTCTATATAGTCTACGCTTCTGGTCCGTACTAATTGTAGTATTTGGTCTGTTATTAAGTTACTGTCTAGTTCGCCGCCACTATCGCCAGAAAAGCGTGTAATAACTTCTAAGCGCGTTATGGTTTCTGTTATATAATTAGTACGGTTTTGGTCTACTTCGTCGTTAGAAA